GTCTTGTCAAGGATGCGCGTAACAGCCCAAAAAAGATTGACCTGGCTATCGCAGGCGTTGAAGCCGTTGACCGCGCCGCTTACTGGTTGGCTCAGCCGGTCCCTAACAGCTATAAGGGTGTTCCCGTCGCGGATATCAGGTTCGTCTGGTGAGTTCGCCAAAGAGGTGGCGCAACTCGCCTGTGTCGGTGTCTGCTCTTTTGGGATCTCCATGATTTACCTGCCTGCGTCCTTGATCTTTGCGGCTCTTGTGGTCTTTGCGGGCTTGGAGATCCGATGAGCCTGGTGGATAAAAAGCGCTCGACTGTTCACAGCCTTTACATGGAGGTTCGGGGAGACCGCCTGAAGGTTGAGCACATTCTTGCGTTTGCCGACGAGTTGCGGCGCGAGAATGTTCCGCTCAACGAACTCGTTGCGGGCAGCGTAAACCATTCGACGTTTCATTGCACAGGTCTTTCCGTGCGGCAAACCCTCGAGGAGACTGCCCCGTGAGTTTCTTCAGGGAGCGCCGTGATTTCAGCGGAGACCCACTCTACAACCCGTTCGAAAGACCTTCAATGCCGCTTGCGTCTTTGGCGCTTGACGGTGTTCTAGGCACTGGCGGCAATAACGATTCCGGGGAGCCTGTTGACCCTGAGAAGGGCCTGGCGATCCCCACCGCCTACCGTTGCGTCGCCATCATTTCAACGGTTCTCGCGGGCTTGACGCTTGAGGAGATCCAGCCGGACGGCGACGCTGAACGCTGGACTGTCCTCGACAACCTTGACTCGTACACGGCGTTTGAGTGCAAAGAGTTTATTGGTGCCAGGCTTGCCGGGTGGGGCAACTACTTCGCTAAGAAGATTGGTTCCCGCGGGAAGTGGCAGGGTCCTGGGGACACGCTAAGAGACCTTATCCCATATCCGGGTAATGACGTGAAGGTTGTGCGTGTCCGCGGCGTGAAGACCTTCAGGGTGCGTAAGCGGAATGATGATGGGTCGGCTTACACTGACCCGTCGCAACCCAACCTGCCTGTGTATGAGGACATCACTGATGGGCCTTTGTGCCCGGTGTTTCATATTCCGGGGCTTGGCTTTGACGGCTTGCAGGGTGTCAGCCCTATTCTTCTTGCAGCCCGGACGTTTGGCACGTCTATTGCCGCGGATAAGCTTGCAGCACGCTTTTACTCGAGGGGTCAGCAGCTCGGCGGCATCCTGAAGGTTAAGGCGCCTTTGGCGTCTCAGTCTCAGGCTGATGGCATCAAAATGAACTGGCGGAACTCGCATAGCGGTATTCGTAACGCTGGTGATGTTGCGATCCTGGATTCTGAGACGGACTTTCAGGCGATCACGATAGCCCCTGAAGCTTTGCAGTTCTTGCAGTCTAGGGAGTGGCAGGCGTGGGAAGTCGCGAAGATGCTGGGTATTCCGGCTTGGATGGTGCAACCAAATACGACGTGGGGCACTGGCGTTGAATCCCAGAATGAAGGCTTCGTCTCGTACACGATGCGGTCTTACAGTGACCGTACTGAGGAGCGTTTCACCCGGGACTTCGGTACCCGCGGCAAGCCTCTCGAGTTTGATCTAGACAGGCTTTTGCGCGGCAACATGACTGAGCGTTTCCAAGCCTATGGGCAGGGGATTGGCTGGGGCTGGCTTCTCCGTTCCGAGGTTCGCAAGAAGGAACGCATGAAGCCTCTTGACACGAAGTTTGGCCTTGAGGAGCCGTTGCAGGTTCAGTCGATGAACGGCGCCCTTGCGGATGGGCCTATGAATACTCCCCCGATTCCGGGTGCTCAGCCTGCAAGCGCTCCTGCGCCCGTTGATCCCACTCAAGAGGATGACAAGACCAGTGATTGAGTATCGCACTGCAACGAGTGGTGCTGAAGCCACAGACAACACGGTTACCGGCCTGGTCACCCCATTCATGGTTTGGACCACTATCGGAGATCCTAGCCGCGGCGGCTTCAAGGAACGTGTTGCCCCCGGAACCTTCAGCAAGACCCTTCAGGAGCGCGACGCGGTTTTCCTGTTCAACCACAACACAGACATGCCCCTGGCCTCTACAGGCGTCTCTGAGGGCGCTGGGAGCCTATCCCTGAGGGAAGACCCGAGTGCTGGTTTGCGTGCGGACGCTGAGCCTGTGCAAACCAGTTACGCGGATGACCTTTTGAAGCTTACGCGCGCTGGTGTTGTTAAGGGCATGTCTTTTGGTTTTGAGGTTATCAAGGATTCTTGGACTGATGATGAAGGCCGCGCATCGAATGCTTCGGTCGGTACCCAGCTGACCATTCAAGAGGTTCGCTTGCATGAGGTTTCTGCGGTTACCTTCCCCG